CTGGTCGCGCAGCAGCCGCGCGCCGATGCCCGGGATCCGCTTGCGCTGCAGGTAGTCGTGATGCGCCTCGTCAGCGTCGCGCGCGGCGGCCCACATGCTGGCGGCCTTGGTGGCAGCCCGGTCGGTGGCGGCCTGGCGCTCGCGCTCGCGCTCGGCCTCGAGGTTGCGCATGCGTTCGGCCCAGGCGCGCCGCTCCTCGGCGGTGAACTCGCGCTGCTGCTCGGCCTTCCATGTTACGTCGATGCCGCTGCGGTTGCAGCCGAAACGACCCGCCGGCCGCTCGTCGTCGTGGAAGATCAGCCAGCCGGCGTCGTCAGAGCGCTTGCCGTTCGTGCTGAACCGAAACAGCTTGCCGGCGGGGAAATCATCGGGCGGCGTCAGGCCGGCTGCGACCATCGCCGCACAAAACTGCTCGCGGGCGCTCATTCGGAATCGCTAACAGAAGCGACGTACCGATCGCGCGATTCGATCAGCGCGGCCAGCGCGACAACATCGGCGGCCGTGAAGTCGCGCACCCTCAGTTCCAACAGCATGCGCTTGGCCACGTCGACGAAGTCGAACACCGCAAGCGAAGCCTGCGCCGTGGCCCGCAAATGATGCGAGCGCAGCACGTCAATCTTGGCCTGAAAAGGCCGCGAAGATGGGGAAAGGTCTTCGGACATACGAACAAACGAACGAGTGAGGGGGATGCGATCCTACAGCCGATGATGCGAGTTTCGCAACACGTGGCCCGCAAGCAACGATTGCGCTTCGTCCACGCTGCGCACGATGCCGGTGATCGCGCCTCGGTTGGCCATCGCCTGCAGAAAGCGCCGCTGGTCCAAGGTCGCGCGCCCGGTCGCGGTCTTGACCTCCAGGAAGAACGCACGCGCGTCGCCGACTCGGGCCCCGAACAGATCCGAGAACCCCACCGGCAGCCCGGTGCGCGCGGGCCGGCCGTCCTTGGTGAAAAACAGGCCCACGTTCGCGCGAAACACTGCGTGCCCGTCAGCCGACAGCGCGATCATGATCTCGCGCATCAGACCAGCCTCGGTCATGCCGGCGCACCATCCAGCCACGCGCCGAGCACGAACAGCAGGAACAACGCCACCACCATCAGCACGGCAGCCAGCACCGAGTGCTCGTCCACCCATTGCGCCACGCGCGGGAACGGCTCGTTCCGGTAGGCGCGATCGACGACATAGGTGTCGAGCGACGGCAGCGCCAGCCCGCAGTCACAGTCGCGCCGGCCTTGGTCGCAACTGCCCGTGCATCCGTTCGAGCGGCAGCGGATCACGATGCGACCCCCGCAAGCTTGCCGCGGATGCAGGCGCCGATGTTGGCGGCGAGCTCCTGCGCTTCAGACAACGTCATGCAGACGCTGAAGTGCGCGCCGCCCTTCTTGGCCGTCAGCCAAACCTCGTCGCCGCCGCTCGGCCCGTCGAAAGTGTAAGTGCCCACCTCATCGGCGCCCCAGTCGGGTCTGATCGTGAGTTTCTGCTGGTCCACGGTTGCTCCTTGGTGATCCGGTCAAAGCGCCGGCCGAGGCCCCGCACGCGGGGCTACGGTCGAGGCTCAGGCGCCGCGCAGGCACAGGCCGACGCTGCGGTCGAACGCGGCCCGGGCCTTGGGGTCCTCGACGAACTCGACGCTGCAGCCCAAGTCTTGCGCCAGCGCCAGCTGCCGGCCGCTCAGGGTCTTGGCGCCGACGAGCTCGGCCAGCTTCTCCGCGGCTGCGTTGACCGGGTAGATCTTCTGCGCGCCGTAGACGCTGCGGACGGTGACTTGGATCTCAGTGATCATCTCGGGCTCCTGGTTCGTTGCGACACCCGCAGTGTATGCGAAAACCGCAACACGTTGAGAAAATCCCCACAGTCTGCTCGGGTTTGTTGCCCGTTGAGATTTTCTAGACTATGATGCGTCCATCGCCCGAGCTAACTTGCCCGCCACGCGGGCGCAAAAGGAGTGAAGATGGACGCGAAAACCGACGAGAGCCACGATGCCGTGGCGGGTCAAGTTGAGCGAAGTGTTAGGCCGCTGCCAAAGACGCAGGCCGACCTGCTGACGGCGCTGCGCAGTGGCGTGACGCTGCACTACATGCCCTACATGGGCACGTTCAACCCTACGGCGTACTACTTCCGCGACGACAACCATCAGCGGGTCACCGCTGCTGCAACGGCGCTGCTAAGTAAAGGACTTGCCGAAAAGTACGACGTGACTTGGCGCGGGCATCGCGTGCGCGCCAAAGTGCTGCCTGCGGCCTAACGCAACGCAACAGGAGCCCAAAACGTGAACCAGATCCTCTCCGCCGCCGCCGACCTGGTGATCGGCCAGCGCGTCTACTGCATTGCGGCGCGCGGGATCCAGCAGGACCGCGTCGCCAGCCGGCTCGGTCAGCCGGTGGCGCTGGCAGTCGAGGCGGCGCCGCGTGCTTCCGCTGCTTGGCCCTTCCCGCTCTCGGCCGCCGACCAGGCCGCAAAGGCGGTCGAGCACCGCCGGCAGCAGCGCGCGGACATCCTCAACGGCCCGAGGGCGCTGCTGTGATCCGCCGCCGCGCCCATCTGCCGGTCGCCGACTCAGCCCTCTTCGTCACCGGCGCCCGGCCCTTCTACGAGCTCATGCTGCCGGGCACCGAGGACGACCCGACCGGCGCGGCCTGGCCCGAGGACGCGATCGACGACGCCCAGATCTACAGCGGCGACCCGCTCGACGCGCCCGACTGGATCCCGGCCGGCAGCACCGTCAGCCTCGGCGCAGCTTGGTGCAGCGCCTTCACCACCTACGTCAGCCGCGAAGCCTGACGATCCGCCTCCCACACCGCACGCACCAGGCCGGCCATGTGGTCGGCCTTCTTCTTGCCGTGGATCTGCTCGAGGCCCTTCTCGATGACGCGGCCTTTGTCGGCCACGCCGAACAGCCACGCCCGGCGCCGCTCCTTCGGCATCTTCAGGATCTCGCGCGCGAGGCACTCGTCTTTCCAGTCCGGGCACCAGGTGCACACCGTGCGGCCGTCGACCAGCACCACGGTCGGCCCGTCCTCGCAGCGCTGGCAGCCGAGACAGCCCTCGCTCACGCCGGGCCCCACATCATCCACCCGGCCCACAGGCCGACGCACATCCACACGATGCCCTGCGCTGTCAACACCAGCGCCAAGCCAGCGGCTCGGCCGTCGCAATCGTCGTCGTCTCTCATGCCTGCCTCCTTGCATCCTTCGCCAGCCGCGCCCGGTACACGTGCCTGGCCCACAACTCCGCCCGCTTGTGGCCACGCCTGCGCCCCAGCGCGATGAGGTCCTCGAGCGTCTGCGCGCGCCCCTGCTCCTGGCGCGGCGTGACCGGCTCAGGCGCCGTGCCAGTGACCTCGCGGAGCTCGCCGTCGACCTGCGCCACCACCCGGCCGGCGCCCGGCTCGAAGACGTGCCCGCAGTGGCAAGCGGTCGCCGCCGCGTGCACCGTCGAGAAGCAGCGCGGGCAGGTCTTCGTCGGCACCTCGGAGGCAACGCGGCCGGATCCCTTGTCGGCGCCCTCCAGCGTCCACAGCCGCGCCGCGGTCGGGTCGCCGTGCCGGGCCCGGTTGCCGACGCAGTCCAGGTACACCAGGTCGCGCTTGCCGGGGTGCGTGCGCAGCCCCCGGCCCAGGCCCTGCAGGTAGCGCACCAGGCTGTCGGTCGGCGCCAAGTCGATGACGCACGCGATCGCTGGGGCATCGACGCCGGCCACCCACAGCTTGCAGTTCGTGACCACGTCCAGCGCGCCCGACTGGATCCCCGTCAGCGCCTGGTCGCGCAGCACCGGGTCGCTGTCGCCCGAGATCGCCAGCGTGCGCAGGCCAGCGGCCCGGAACGCATCAGCGGTCTCCGCTGCGTGCTTGTTCGAGGTGCAGAACGCGACCGCCGGCCGCCCGCGCGCGTGCGCCAGATAGTGCGCCACCGGGTCGCCGACGATCGCCGGCTTGCCGTCCACGCCGCGGTCGGGCTCGTAGTAGCGGATCGGCGCCAGCAGGCCCTCGTCGATCAGGTCCGCGGTGCTGCAGGTCGGCACCAGCACGTCGGCCACCTCGCCCATGCCGCGGCCGTCCAGGCGCTGCGGGGTCGCGGTCAGGTGCAGCAGATGTGCGCCACCCTTGCGCCAGTGCTTCGGGCCGGCGCCGGCCCATTCGAAAACGGTCTGGTAGGTGTTCGCGACGGCCAAGTGCGCCTCGTCGACGATCAGGAAGTCCGGCGGCTGGTAGCGGTCCAAGCGCCGCGCCAGCGTGAACACCGAAACGATCTGCACCGGGCGCTTGCGGTCGCCCGCGCGGCCGGCAGCGATCCAGCCGTAAGGGATGCCCTCTGCCTGCAGCTTGCGCGCCGTGGCGCCGAGGATCTCGTCGAGGTGGGCGAGGAACCACACCCGCTTACCGCGGGCGATCGCCATGCGGATGATCACCGATGCCGTCGCGGTCTTGCCGCCGCCGGTAGGCATCACCAGGATCGGCGCCTTGAAGCCGGCACGGTAGGCGGCCTGAATGTCCTCGACGGCCTTCTGCTGGCGAGGGCGCAGGATCATGCGGTCACCTCGCCCAGCAGAGACAACTGCCGCGGATCGGGCCTCGGCCCGCGCGCCTTGCCAGCATCGCTGCGCCGCGCGCGCAGCTTGCGCACCAGCAGCGGCCGTCCACAGCGCGGCCCGTAGGCGCGGCCTGCCACCGTGAGCCAGGCGACGCGCATGGGTTTCCCGCAGGCGTCGCAGCGGATCACGCCGGCTGCCCCCGCTGAGCGACCAGTTCCTCGATCGTGGCGATGCGCATGCCGAGGCCGTTGGCGACCAGGAACTCCAACGAAGCGCCGCGCGACTTCTCCCACCCAGCCAGCAGCACGATCGCGTCGCACGTCACGAGCTCGCGGATGTCCCTCCGCATGCACTCGCTCCAGGTCGCGCTCTGGTCCGGGCAGATCTCGGCCGGGTTCACCGCGTCGATGCCCACGGCGCGCAACCGGGCGGCAGCAGCGTGAAACGCCGGAAAGTTCAGGTCCGGCAGCCCGGTCATCGGCCCGGCGATGTAGCAGCGCAGCCGCGTCACGGCGCAACCTCCGCAGGCGCAGGGCTTGATTCACCACCTGCCGATGCACAACTGCCCAGCACAAGGTCCGCAGGCGACAACTCGATACCCCGCTCACGCGCCAGATCCAGCAGCCGCACCTGGACGGCAGACGGCACCCGGCCGTCCAGCCCGCCCCGCTCGGCCGGCTGGCGCCAGCGGTGGATCGTCGATGGATCCTTGCCCAAGAGCCTCGCCAGCGGCCGGACGCCGCCGAAACGGGAGATGACGATGTCTGCAGGGCTGCTCATAGGTCGGTGCGTGGAACGCATCAGGGGTGAGGATTCCGCAATTATGCGGGAATCTCAACGCGCTTGCAACTTGATCACCAGCACGGTACATCGTCGGGCCGGCAGCCCGCCAACGGGGCCCATCTGAAGTGGGCCGTTCCGGTGATGATGATCCTTACCTAACCCGTTGCGCGGCAGCAACGCGGGTTTTTCCCGTGCCGCAGGTGTTGCGGTTTTCCAAACGCTGCTGCAGAATTCTCCTCAGCGCCGGATGGCTGGCGCATCACAGGAGACGACGGTGACCGTCGAGATCATCACACCACGCGACCAGGGCCACTGGTTGCAGCTGCGCACGCAAGACGTGACCAGCACCGAGTCGGCAGCCCTGTTCGGCATGTCGCCCTACGCCACGCACTTCGACCTCTGGCACCGCAAGCGCTCGGGCCAAGTGCCGGAGTTCCGCACCAACGAACGCATGCGCTGGGGCAACCGGCTGGAGTCGGCCATCGCCCACGGCATCGCCGATGAGAAGGGCTGGAATATCGAGCCGATGAAGGACTACCTGCGCGACCCCGAAGCGCGCATCGGAAGCAGCTTCGACTTCGTGATCACGAACCTGGACGGCGGCCCGACCCACCTGGAGATCAAAAACGTCGACTACCTCGCCTTCCGCGACGGCTGGCTGGAGCACGACGACGGCAGCATCGAGGCGCCCGAGCAAATCGAACTCCAAGTGCAGCACCAGATGGCAGTCTCGGGGTTCGGCCGCGCGTTCATCGGCGCCTTCGTCGGCGGGAACCGCTTCGAGATCATCGAGCGCCAGCGCGACGAGGATGTGATCCGCGCGATCCGCGCCAAGGTCGCCGAGTTCTGGCGCACCGTCGAGGCCGGCGAGGAGCCCGACCCGGTGATGCCGCAGGACGCAGCCGCCCTCATCCGCCTGAACGCCTACGCCGAGCCGGGCAAGATCCTCGACGCCACGGGTGATGCGAAGATCGCATCGCTGGTGGACCAGTACCGCAGCGCGAAGGCCATGGCCGACGAGCACGAGGAAGAAGCCAAGATCGCCAAGGCCCTGCTGCTCGAAGCGATCGGCGACTCCGAGAAGGTGCTGCTCCCAGGGTTCAGCATCAGCGCCGGCATGGTGGCCGACAGCCCCGGCACCCTCATCACCGCCGAGCACGTCGGCACGTACATGGGCGGCCGCAAAAGGTATCGAAATCTCAGGGTTACAGCGAAAAAGGCCAAGGCATGAAAGCAGCTGAACGGTTTATGCTAAAGGTGTCACCTGAGGCGCTGACCGGTTGCTGGCTTTGGACGGCAGCATACACGTCGAACGGATATGCCAGCTTTCATATCAAAGCGGGAGATTCCGGCCGAGCAAACCGCGCAGCTTGGATTCTTTTCCGAGGGGATATTCCGCGTGGGATGCTAGTGTGCCACCACTGCGATAACCCAGCCTGCGTAAATCCAGCCCACCTATTTCTTGGCACTCCTGCCGACAACTCTCGGGACATGGCTGCAAAAGGGCGCGCCGCATCAGGAGATCGGCACGGGTCAAAGAAACACCCCGAACGATGGCGCGACCGCCCTGAGTCTGTTTGGAAAGAAAGCCTTTCTGCAGCGAGCGCGGCGTCTGCAGCAAAAGCGGCCAATCAGACACACTGCAAGCGCGGGCACCGCTTCACCGTCGAAAACACTTACCACCACAACGGGCGACGCTGCTGCCGAGCGTGCAGAGCAATGGCAACTGCGCGCTACGCGCAACGCTCCATTATCGCCACCCCAACCAAGTAAAGCCAAATCATGACCGCCGACACCCAACAACGCCAAGACCCGATCGCCGCCTTCCGCCAAGCGATCGACAAGATGACCGACCAGTTCAAGGCGGCGCTCCCGGCCCACATCACCGTCGAGCGCTTCAAGCGAACGCTGCTCACCGCGGTGCAGACCACCCCGGCGCTGCTTGAAGCAGACCGTCGCACGCTGTTCGGCGCCGCGATGCGGGCCGCGCAGATGGGACTGCTGCCGGACGGCCGCGAGGGCGCAATCACGACCTTCAGCAACAACTGCAGTTTCATGCCGATGTACGCCGGCGTGCTGAAGCTGATCCGCAACAGCGGTGAGCTCTCCAGCATCGACGCGATCCTGGTGCACCAGAAGGACAAGTTCACCTACCACCCGGGCATCGACCTGGTGCCGGTGCACGAGGTGGACTGGTTCGGCGACCGGGGCGACGCGATCGGCGTCTACGCCGTGGCCAAGATGAAGGACGGCAGCGCCTACGTCGAGATCATGAACCGGCGCCAGGTCGACCAAGTCCGCGGCGTGAGCCGCTCAAAGAACTCCGGCCCGTGGACCACGTGGTGGGAGGAGATGTGGCGCAAGAGCGTGATCCGCCGCCTGGCCAAGCGGCTGCCCCTGTCGACCGATCTCGATGGCGTGCTGCACGACGACGACACCGAGTTCCCGACCGAGCCGGCCCAGGCTCCGGCCGCGACCCCCGCGCCCGCGGATCCGCCGCCGGCCGACACGCCCCGCCGCCCGTCGCGCCTGGCCAAGGTCGCCGAGCAGGCTCCCCCGCC